TAATCACTTGTAACGCCACATAGACATATCCTGTATCTGGCGTAATTGTTGCCGCTCCGCTATACTTACCGCCCAATTGTCCCATACTACACTTACCATTATTTAATATATCTTCTAATTTTCCTTTATCTGTATAACTCATTTATATCACCTCAAAATATTCTGAGTATTCTTTTATTTTTGCCTTACATTTTTGTTGTTCTTCTTTTGTCAAAGCCACTAATAACCGTCTTTGCCACCTTCTCAAATCCGTCTCAGTCTCAATATTTTTCCATGCTAAACGCTCTATTTCTTTTATATTCATGCTGTAACCTCCGACACAAAGTGCATACAACGCGGATGAAACAATCCCTCACCTCTAGCAATGTCCAATTGCTTTCTAGTAACTGTTCGCCCTTCCCACGGAATACAGAGGTCACATTCAGTTCCGTGAGTACTAATTAAAAATAAATTACCTTTAGCATTTTCGATTTCCCTGAGTCGGAGCAATTCGTTGTTTACGTGTGTTGAGTACATATTAGAGTAAGTTTCTATGTTCCACCTTGCTCCGTTTTTGGCAGTAAAACCATGACAACCATTGTTAGCATAATCATTAAGTATTTTCTGTTTTGCTATAGGGTCATTAGTAGCCTTTAACTTTGTCAAGGTCGTGTTATATTCACTTTGTGCCAACTTATACATATTATTCATTGCTTTAACATAGTCATCGACTAATTTGTCAGCTTGTTTGCTTCGGTGTATTTTGTGGTAATGGTCTTTGACGGTCGCAGTAATGGCGTTATTTTTGAGATAACGCCCAAACTGAAACTTTTTTTCATTTTTAAGGTTAACCAAAGCCATATCTGTTACTTTGGCATAGTAGCCTATAATATTGTTAAGCATTAATTATCAAGTAGCTTTATTGTGGATGTAAACTCCTGGTTGCTGATTGGTAGGAATTAACAAATCATGGTACATTTGGTAAGCGTAGAAATAACCATTACCTTCCATGTTGTAAGCTTTATCAACTATCTTAGGCTCCATAATCTTGATGCAAGGACAAACCGATGGTGCGTATGCAATCATAAAGTTAATATCTTTCCCTGCTCCTGCTTTTACGTAATGACCTGCTGTTTGCCCACCACTAACACCGTCATATAAAGTAATTGCAGTATAGAATCTATCTTGTGGTACTGGTATAACTGGCATATCATCAAACATTACTATGTCTCTACTGATTACACCGTTATTCTGTTGTACATTTCGAGTTGGGAAAAATTCTCCTGATTGTTTCATAAACTTATATACAGCATTTGAAACAAAAAGTATTCTTCCTGTACGTGGCACTTTAGCTTCATCTAATGTATAAACACCTGTGTCAAGTGCTTCTATAACGGTATCATTAGTCAATGTTGCTTCTGCATCACTTCCACATAAAGTAAATATTTTACTAAATCTATAAGCATCAACTTCACTTGCAATATACTGTTCTGCCAAAACTTTTGCAAAATCTAAAATAGAAGTTTGAGCTTCTGCCAAGTCGGAAGCATCTATAATATAACTTCCTGACCTCTCTTGCTCTAGCTTGTAAGTAGTCCATGATACACTTGCAGTTCTTTTAGTATATCCACCGCTACCAGTTCCATCTAATCTGGTATATGCACCAAGACCTTGTACTGCCAAAGTTTTTATTTTAACTTCCTTCTCATTTGTATTCTCAAAAGACATTTGATAAGGAGATTTATTCCTTAACATCTCTGTAACACTTTGTAATGTAAATACTCTATCAATTAAATTTTTATAACTTACTACATAAGCTAAACTATTAGCCATTATTTATCATCCCTTCGTAAACATATTATCAACGTAGCTTTGCCATTGATTATCATCAGTAGTTCCGCCATCATTACCACCTTGTGGTGGATTTTCTTGTTTTGGCTCTAACTTAAACAACTCTTTATAATCTGTTTTAAGCTTTTCTATCTGCTTATCAAATCCTTTTAGCGTATTGTCTTTTACCTCAATAGCATCAAAGTCAATTTCTTTCATCAATAGACCTGTATAAGTTGCTCCATTTTCAATTAGTTTCTCTTTTACAAGGTTTTTCTTAGTAACGTTAGATATTTCTTTATCTTTGTTACTTATTTCAGTTGTAAACTGGACTTGTAAATCTTCTAATTGCTTTTTTAGTCCTTCACTTTCACTTTTAAAAGTTTCTGATTGCTCTAATATCTTGCTTTGTTCCTGCATCTGTTTTTCATATGCAGTTACTTTCTCAGTTGTAGCCTTTAATTCTTCGCTTCTCTCGCTTAATTGCTGTTTTATGCTGTTAACAGATTTTCCATATTCATCAATTATTTTGTTTATAACTTCATCCTCTAAATTTAAGGATGTTAAAAATTCTCTTTTCATTTGCTCCCCTTCTAATCCCTTACATTTTTTAACACGGTCGTTTCCGCTCGAGGTTAACTATTTAACGCATAGTTGCCTATTTTTTGACATTAAAAAAGCCACTTAAATTAATAAGTAGCTTAAAATTTATATATAAAAACCGCTTAAAATAGTGGTTTAATTTCTTTGTATTATTGAATTAAATATTGTCTTAAAATTTGTTGTATGTTCAAATGTCATATATAAAATATCAACATTCCTATCATACATATATTCTGATATATCTAAACTATCTATCAGTTTTTTTAAAATATCAACATCATATTCTATGAAATCACCAACGAAATAAAATTCCATAAATATCTTAATTTGTGTTATATCTTCATTATCCAATAGATGGTATAATTCATTTCTTAATTCTTCTTGACTCGCTCCACCTCTAACAGCCATTTATTCACTATCCTTTTTAGATTTCTTTTTCTTTTTATCCTGCTCATTTAAATAATCTATAATCTCATTAACCTTGTTTATTACTTTTAGTAAAGATAATGTATTTTTCATCTTTTCAATCATTATTTACCCCATTTATTTCTTTGTATAGGTTTATACACAACTCTAATACATGTATTCTAGCCTCGACTATCTGAATATCTTTTAATACTCCATTGCAATCTCCTCTTTTTAATTGCTCTACATGTTCTTGTTGCATTGCTCTCAATTTTCTATATATTTCATACTGTTTTATTACCCTCTTTATTATTATCTTTATTATCATTGTTTCCAAGGTCTATTGTTTTATTTTTCTCTAATTGTTGATTAAATTCTTCCATGTTCTGTTGCTTCTCTTTTTCTAATAATTTTAACTCACTTTGTACATCTTCCACGAATGGATGCTGTTTCAATATAGTCTCATTACTCACAAGTCCCATACTTTTTAGGCAATTATCTATTTGCTCACTCTCATTAAATATTTGAGTACGATTAAAGGTTATTTCATCGCTTAAATTTAATCTATAGTATGTATTTAGGCAGTAAATCAACTGTTTATAAAATAATCTTATTTGCTTTTCCATGTCAGAATTCTTCATATCTAAATTAGCGTATTTAGACTTTATTAGTACATTAGTTATATTACTACCGCCAAAATCAAGAGAAGGATCCACACCTCTGCCTAATATAAAAATGTTTTCTTTGCAAATTCTTAATAATACTTCTCTAGCTTCAACCGGAATTTCTACTTTTAAGTAATCAAAATCTGACTCGGTATCAATCGGCACAACTTTTTTATCTTTTAAAATTTGAATGAATTTATCCAAGTCTTGAGCGCCATAACCCTTTAATTTTATTACCATCTCTTGAAAACTTCGCACATTATTAATAAATCCTGTGCTTATCTCATTATAAACATCTAATAATATTCGTATAGCTTCAATATCAGATTCTTTGTTCTTATTATTAAATAAAGGTATAAATGGTATAAATCCAAAACTTTCCGATGTTTTTGTTGTCCCTCTAGTAAGTTCATAATGACTTTTTTGTTGTATGTCGTAAGGTTCTTTCTTTCCATTTACATAATAAAAAGTTAACTTTACTTTATCATCCCATATTTCAACATATGTTCTTTTTTCTTCACTAGATTTATTTTTGTCTTCTGATAATTCCCAAAAGCGAATTATACAATTTATATATTTATTGTATTCGTCCCATTTATCAATTATTTGCGAATCATTAACGCATATCCAGTCAAGTAAACCCTTGCTATTAATGTAGATATATAACCATGACTTACTATCTAAAGAAGCATTCAATGCTAATTTATCGACTATATCTTCGGTATTAAATTCAATAGGTATATTCTTATCAACCGTAATAGGTTTAACAAGGCTATAATCAATTTTTTGATTTACTAAAACCTTAAACCAATTTGTGTATACTTCTTGATTATTATCTTTTTTAAATGTGTATGTTTTGTCGTTTTGACATGTATTAATATTACTAGTATGTGATTCAGGTGTATAATAATAATATTTTCTTCCTGCATATTCAGTTCGCTTTTTTGCTTCAATTGCCTCAATTATATTTTTTAATTCCATCTTATACCCCTTTATGATGCTATATCCCTAAAGTCTAATGTTTTCTTGTAAATCATTGTATTTACCATATATCTCATTTCGTCACAACTATGGTCAAACGCCTTCTTAGGCTTATCTTCTCCACGCTGTAAAGCTTTATCATCCCATGTATAGCTATATAATTCTTTAATTAGATTTTTGCAACTATTATCAATTAATATTTTCCCCTCATTAAATGCCGATGCTGTATTT